TTGATGCTGCGATTGGAGATAGTTGGGACGGCAGCGTTCTTACGAAATTTGTACATCCGACCAATGTCGATGGGTACTGGAACTCACTGCGTGTAGAGCGAGACCGGCGACTTGCTGAGACAGATTGGTGGTCAAGCGCCGATCTGACGATGACTGACGAGCAGAAGGCTTACCGCCAAGCCCTTCGCGATCTACCGGCAACAGCGGGCGAGCCGCCAATTGGTGATGAAGATGCGCTTGCTACGTGGCCGGTGTGGCCGACGAAGCCGTGATCGATGGAGCTGGACGCACGTCTTTTAATTACACTAGGCGGGATGTTGATCAGTGTCGTTACATCTTTTGTTGTCACCCGGCAAAAATGCATTCAATTGGAAGAAGATACCAAGCAGATGCAGAAGAACATTACAGAGTTGTACGACAACTTAGAGAAAAACAACATTAGCACTGAAGTTGCAGAAAACAGAGTTGCTGTAATTTCTCAAATACTTTCTCCAGAAAATCGCGAGAAACTTCATCGTTCATTAGAGCGAATGGAGACACAGTTAAAACAGGATCGTAAAGATTTAGACAAAATTTTAGCCATGCATAACGGTTCACATCCCATTATAAAAGGTGATATATAATGGAAGTAATTCAAAAGTTTTTGATGATTTTGGTTATACTTAATCACGATGGTTCTTTTACTTTTGAAAAAACTCTTGTCGAAAGTGGATGCCCACCAGCAGAAATCATAATGATTAATATGAATACAAGACAAAAAGCTGGAGAGTTTGTGTCGTGGGATGGCTCATGTTTTCCTCTTGTTTTTAAGAAAGGACCGTCAGTATGATTGGAATTTTAGGCCCGGTTTTGGGAAAACTTGGCGGTGAGCTTATTGACAATTTATTTGAGACTGAGGAAGAAAAGGCAAACGCCAGAGCTAAACTTGTTAACCTTGATTTAAAGCGATACGAAATTCAAATGTCAGCAATCGTCGCTGAAGCTAAATCGGCTGACGGCTGGACATCGAGAGCAAGACCAAGTTTTCTCTACGTTATGTATGCCGTTATCGTCTTATGTTTTGTAGGCGGCATTATTGGCATCTGGTTTCCAGACCACGTTGCAATGGCAGCGGTCAACATTAAAGACCTTTTGACGGCAATCCCTGACAGCCTATGGGCGCTCTTCGGTGCTGGATATCTCGGGTACTCAGGCGCTCGTAGTTACGACAAACGTCAAACGATGAAAAACATTAAAGAATGAGAATAGCGATATGCTTGGTCTTTTGTTTTCTTACGTCTGGATGTGTACATCTCATCGTCCCTGCCGTTATGTCAGAAGCCTACAACCTAAGTCGAATACAACAAATAGAAGATCGACTAACTCATATGGAGAATAAAATTGACAAGAAGTAACCCTGTGAGGTTTGGGCAAACCGTGGACCCTAAATGTGAAAAGTGTGGACGCACTAAATCCGAATGTCCATGCAATGTACATAAAGATAAATAATCTACTAACCCCCACTACAGCTAAACGCATATCGTCAAAACTTGGACCCCGTGACTTCTTTGAACACGACATCGCAGACATAACAGACATTGTTTCTACTGTAATTAAAGCAGACTTTAGTCATCCATCGTATTGCTGTGTTGAGTCAAAGAAAGATGGACACGGTTGGCATAAAGACACTGGTAATAATAATCACATGCCGTGGTGCGCTTATAGCGCCAGCATAGTTCTTACGCCGCCCAGTAGTTTTAACGGTGGCGAGTTTTTCTTCCGAAGTGATCACAGAGCGTTAGTCCACTATCTGGACTTGTTAATCTTCTCGTCAGACGAGGAGCATTGCGTCCGCCCCCATACTGGAGACAGGCGTGTCTTACTTATGTTTATGAAGGAGAGATGAATGCCTACCGTGAAAGGTAAGAAATACCCGTACACCAAAGCGGGTAAAAAGAAAGCCGCTGCCGCGCGAAAGAAAAAGAAGAAGAAATGACCGACACAATAAAAGACAATATGAGCCAGTCTGAGCGTCTTAAGGATGCCTTGGGTGACCGACTGTTATCGATTGTTGCTGACGAAGAGGAACTGTCGCCCGCGATGGTTTCCGCGATGGTCAACTTTCTAAAACAGTTTCCGCCAGCAGAGCCTTTAGATGAACTGCCGTCTGCTCAGTACATCTCAGACAGTCTAAAAAACTACAAGAGCCAGATGCCTTTCAATGACAAGGTGGTCAAGATCACATAATGCTGAAACCTCTGGAGATTAACGGTCGCCCGCATTGGGAGACAAATATGCCAGAGGACGTTCACCCAGCTTTTGAAGACTTTAGAAATTTCCTGTTTCTCGCGTGGGCGCATCTCGGTCTACCAGACCCCACCACAGCACAGTACGAGATTGCCCATCGCTTACAGCATGGTGTCGACAGTACTGACATTGTACAAAAAAGGATAGACACCGAACGCCCACGCGAGGATATCATTAGGTGCTTTCGGTCTCTGGGTAAGTCCTACATCACCAGCGTGTACGCAATTTGGCGACTGATGAGAAACCCAAGAGATGAGAAGATCATGGTGGTGTCCGCTACCGGCTCCAAGTCGAAAGAGTTCGTAGCGCAGACCAAAGGTATATTGGAAAGTATGCCGCTGGTGCAGTGGTTGCTGGAAGGTCCGCGAGATAACGGAGCTACCCGTCGCGATATGGCGGATCAGTTTGACGTTAGCAGCGCAAGTCTGTCGCAAAGCTACAGCGTAGCAGCGAGAGGTATCACAGGTCAGATCACAGGTAGTCGGGCGACATTGTTGATTGCTGACGACATCGAGGTGGAGCGCAACAGCCTGACGGAAGAGGCACGGCAGCGGATCATCAGGATCGTCCAGAATGACTTCGTGCCAATCACAAAAACCGAATGGGGCAAGGGTGACATCATTTTCCTTGGCACACCTCAGACGGAGGAAAGTGTCTATAACGTGTTGGTCAAGGAAATGGACTTTGACTGTTTCACAATACCAGTACGGTATCCGTCTGTAGACAAGCTGGGCAACTACCTGTTGACGAATAACAACAGTGGTCAGGAAGTTAACATCCTAGCGCACTATCTGAGGAAGCAATACGAAGACGGTGAGTTGTCTTACGGACAATCGACAGACACACGCTTCGGTGATGACGAGTTAATAGCTATCGAGTCCAAAGGACGTAGTGCTTTTGCACTGCAGTACATGCTGGACACCAGTTTGTCGGATGCTGAACGGTATCCACTAAAGACCTTCGACTTAGTCACAATGTCTCTTAGTCCACTTAAGGCTCCCCTGACAGTCCAGTGGGGGCGTGAGAATGACAAAGAGAACCTGATTAAGGACATCCCGAACCTTGGCTTCTCCGGTGACCATTTCCTGCGCCCGTTGTTTATTGACAGCGAATGGGAACCATACGAGAGCAAGATGCTCTTCGTTGATCCCAGTGGTCGCGGCGCTGACGAGACGGCATGGGCCATCGTTGCGGCTCTCAATGGCATCATGTACGTGCTTCATGTCGGCGGGTTCACCGGAGACCCTACTGAAGCTATGACACGCATTGCGATGGACGCTCGCAAGTACGATGTCAATATAATCGAAGTAGAGCCAAACTACGGACAAGGCATGTGGATAGCGGCGTTCCAACCGATCCTAAGTGACATATGGCCCGGTGGTTGTACTGTCGAAGAGTCCGAGTGGGCAAAAGGCCAAAAGGAACTACGGATCATAGACACGCTGGAGCCCGTAATGACACAGCACAGGCTGGTCATAGACGAGACACTAGCGCGGCGTGAGTCACGGGCGGAAGACCACAGATACTCCCTGCTGTACCAGTTAACTCACGTTACTAGAGATCGTGGTGCGCTCAGGCATGACGACCGTCTCGATGCACTTGCCGGGGCTGTAGCGCACTATCAGAGGTCTATGAGCCAGAGTGTCGATGAAGCGGCTCAGGCTGTACTGGATGCACGTATGGAAGAAGAGATCGAGGACTTCGTAGAGTTCATGCGTGGGGGTGCGTTAGTCGGGCAGCGTGGCGTGAGGCGGGCTGGTGTAAGAACTGAGGTGTCTAGGGTCGATCTTTAGGCCCAAATTGAATTTTGTACAGCAATTCGTATGTACATATCTTCCCCCAGCGCAAACATGGTGACCCCCCGACGCCCCCCGAAAAGTTTGCAGACCACAGCATCGAAAGTCCGTCGACCAATCAGCGCTAACAATCGACGGCATCGGCACACTACCGGCACACTAACGGCGGGCGGTGACGCATGCCCAGCAATGGTGCGGACTACGGATGGTCAGCAATCAGGCTATAGACCTGAATGTATAGCGAAG